GCGCTTCTCCTGTGAGCTACGATGAGCCAGAAATCCTCCCTTCCTCAAGTTACCCGATTTGTCTCACAAGCGCTGATGCCGGACAGTTCGCCGCACGGCGCCAGTCGGCGAGTGGTGTGCCTTCGATTTCCGAGCGGAGCATGCGGGCGATGGGCGCCAGATCAGTGTCCTCCTCCATCACGCCGAGCAGATCAGCCCATGCCGTGCCGACGGCGATGGCCGCACCATCCGTCGGCGCCTCGATCAGGTCGCAGGTCAGTACGATCTGCCGCGCGGCAAAGCGCACCCCCTTCTCGACCGAGGCGCCGCGCCGCGACAGGCGCCTCGAGATACGTGGTACGAGTCTCATCCAGACGCGCGACCAGTCACTCCGCTCCCGCGTCAGCGCCGCCATGACCTGATGCTCCATGAGATCGAGCGCCAGTTCCATGCCTTCATCGGTGTGGGGGATGGTGATGACGCTCTCCTCACCCGCAACCTCGACCCGTGCCGCGATGGCGGCCTCGATGACAAGGTCGCAGGAGACGTTGCCGTGGAACAGGTCCCGCCCCGTCACCTCCATCTCGTGATCGTCGGTGGTGACGATCAGGATGGGCTGGCGCTCCTCGGCGATGGTCTGGTCAATCGGCGCAATGGCGCTGTCATGGACTCGCCCCCCGGCCAGTGTGGCACCACGAAGCGCGCGCGCCGCGGCGATGCGCATGGCAAGACGGGCAAGGCTCATGCCGAAACTCCTTCAACGCCGAAAACCTTCCAGACCGGAAGGCTTTCTGATCAACCCAAGAACAGGGGCATGTTCCAGACAGGAACATGCCCCTCTCCAGCAATCGCCCCCCGCAATGTTTCGCGGCGGAACGCGAATACTCACTCGGCAACATCCTCCCGGACGAGAAGAAGGTTGAGATCGCCCATGCTGGTCGGATGAATGGCGGCAATGGCGTAGCTCGGGCTTCCGCATCGCTCCGGAAACCGCAGGAGATCACCCTTCGCGGGCCGGAATCCGAGTTCGACAACCTGCGCTGCCGCAATCCAGAAGGCGCTCTGCTCGGAGACGACCCGCGTGGTACCTATGAACTCTCCGCCCCGGCTTTGTCCGCGGAGATCTGAGGATGCGGCAAGGGCCGAGAAGATGCCCCTGACCTTCACCGCCATGCGGTCGGCATCCGCAGCGGCCTCGACGTACTGGCTGTTCCGGCGCGGGATGAGCACGGCCTCTTCGCCAAACACCTCGATTGCGGCGGCAGACGCCAGCGCATCCAGCGCGTCAAACGCCGAGGTCATCAACGGCCTCGCCTCAGGTCCGCTTGCCGGGGATCAGAACGCGAGGGCGGGTACAGTAATGGAGCGCATTCATCTGGAACTCCAGATTGACGCCCTTGCCGTTCATCATCTCCCACTGCTTGCCATAGAGGCGCTGCCCAGGGGTGTTGACCGTCTCGATGTAGTCGGCGGGGCCATAGACGGTGCGGAACAGGCCGGGAACTCCCGTCGGGAAGAGATGACACTTGTTGGTGTCAATCCCGACACTACCGCCGCCGCGGTAGTTGGCCCAGGTGATGCCGCCGAAGTCAAAGGAACCATGAAGGCCACCGGCACCCGGATTGATGTAGGCGCCACGCAGGCTCGCCGCATCGGCATAGCCCTTGTAGGTGTCCCTCACCTCCTTGTGGGCGATGAGGTCGTCGAAGAAGGTGTCGCCGCACAGCGCCATGACGCCGGTGTAGGGAATGCCGTCGAGGGTCGCTGCCATCTGGCGGATGACGCCCGCACACTTCTTGCGGAGTCCGCCCTCAGGCGGCGTCGCATTGTCGAGCTCGAAGTCGATCTCGGCGGCAGGGGTTTCGCCGAACTCGGTGAAGTAGTCGAACAGCACCGCGCCGTCCGCGTCGAGAAGACGGCCGGTCTTCAGGATGTTGATTCGGTGATATTCCTCGGTGAGGGCAAAAAACTGGGAGGCCTCGGCCGCGCGCTCGGCGATCTTGGACTGGAGGCGCTCCACGGCGACTTCCTCGCCGAAGACCCGGACCTGCTGGACCTCGTCGGCATTGATGGCGTCATCCACCTGGAAGTGCGGGACCCTCAGGGTGCGCATCGACCGCTTGCCCTTGCCGAAGGTCTGGCCCGGGCCGCCGCGGGGGCTTGCCTGGATCAGCATGCCATTCTGGGCCTTGTCCTTCTCGATGGCGATATCGAGCGTATCGATGCTCACCGTCTGGAAGAGACCCATCTGGCCGATGGCCGAGGGGACATAGGAGATCTCGCGGAGCGCATCCGTGAGGCGCATGACGCTGAAGGCGTCCTGGGTGAAGATATTGAGAATGGACATGTCTGGATTCCTCCGGGATCAGCGCACGATGACGCCGAGGTGGCGAGGGCTGTGTTGGCAGCGGCCTTCTCGGCGGGCTGGTCACGATCGGCATGGTAGGTGAGGCAATTGCCGTTCACCTCGGCGTCGCGGACGATGGCCGAGACGGTGACATCAGAGGACGAGGCATCAGCACCGTAGATGTTGATCGCAGCGGGTACCTCGCTTCCATCGCTGGCACCGACGGCGCTGGCGATGTACTTGCCCGTTGCCGTCACCTTTCCCAGCACCGTGCCGGCAGCGATGATGCCGGCTCCGCTCGCGATGGTGATGGCCTCGCGTGAGCGCTGGCCGCTCGCTTCTGAGAGGATGAACTCCGTCGGATGCCGGGTTTCGACGAGAACTGTCATGTCGGTATCTCCTTTCAGGCGCGGGCGAAGCGGCGGTTGGCGCTGGCAATCGCCCGCTTCCAGCCCTCTTCAGCGCGTGCGGTGGGATTGGGACGTTCGTCACGGCTGGAGCCGAACTCAGGGCCGGCGGCCGCGCGCTGGGCGAGCGCCTCGATGCGGGTCTCCTTTGGCGAAGCAGTGAGGATCTTCTCGGCTTCGGCCACGGAAAGGGCCGTCTCGGTCGCCAGCATGAGGGCCTGCTTCTCCCGTCCTTCGGCAGCCTCGCAGTTGACGATGGCGCGGATGCGGGCGCGCTCTTCCAGGCGGGCAGCAGCCACGGCTTCCTCCAGCTGGATGGCCGGTTGCGCTGCCGGCACTTCGAGCCGCGCGGGCTGTACCGTTGCAAGGGGTGCGGCCGGAGCTGCTTCCGCAGCGGCGGCCATCTCTTCTGTGCTCATGGATATCCCTCCTTTGCGAGCATTGCGCCCGGATGGGCGGGTGGTCTGTGCAAGAGACGCCAGCACCTCATCGAAGCTGGCGATGCGGTCGGCGAGGCCCAGCGAAATGGCCTCCGCGCCGATGAAGGTGCGGGCCTCTGTTGCGCGCGCCATGGCGGCGGTGAAGCGAAGGCCCCGTCCCTGCTCCACGATCTCGAGGAACTGACGGTAATGGGCGTCGACGCCGGCCTGAAGGTCGGCGCGGACGGCATCTGACAGTGGTTCGAACGGGTTGCCGTCGACCTTGTGGCTGCCGGCGAAGATCAGGGTGGGTTTCACGCCTTGCGCCGCCAGTTCGCCCGAACGGTCGGCGTGCAGCATGACGACGCCGATGGAGCCGACAATGGATGTGGGCGAGAGCACAATTTCGTGGGCGGCGCTGGCGATGCCGTATGCGGCAGAGGCCGCCATGTCATTGACGAAGGCGGTGACAGGCTTGGTCTGGCGCACCGAACGGATCAGATCCGCCAGACCTGCCATGCCGGCGGCTTCGCCACCGGGCGAGGAGATATCGAGCAGGACCGACCGTACCTCCGGGTCTTGCCCTGCCGCGCGCAGCTGGGCTGCGATCCCCTCGTAGCTGGTGAGCCCCGACCGGCTGTCGAGCCAGGCACCGCGATTCACCAGCGTGTCGAGTACCGGGATGATGGCGACGCCGTCCGCGGTGCGCATCATGGACGAGCTGCCGTCCGCGCGGCGCGATGAGCCGGTGAAGCGGTTCGCGTCCGGTGATTCGACTGTGTCATCCAGAGAGAAGAGTTCGGCATCGATGCCGATCCTCCCGCTCAAGGCCCCCAGAATGATCTGCGCCTTGGCCGGATGAATGAGGAGCGGCGTGTTGAGCAGGCGGTCGCTGAGGCGCAGAAGCTGTCCGGGCATCACAGACCTCCCGCGCGCAGGCCGTAACGGCGGCGCAGGCCACCGGTGCGATTGCAGAACGCTTCAAGCCTTGAGAGTTCAGCACGAAGAGATGAGAGATCTGTCCGCCCATACTGGACCTTGCGCCTGACACCATTGCCGGCGTCGAACTCGATCACTTCCGGGCGCCTGCCCTCGAGCAGCGCATAATAGGCATCGCGGATCCGTGGCAGCACTGCGCACGGATCGGCATAGTCGGTGATGATGGTCATCGCTGTGAGCTGTCCTCGGAAGAATCCTGCGCGGCAGGATCGTCGGCGGGGTCTTCAGATTGGTCATCGGAAGGGGTGGTGATCCCCTGGTATTGATGGTCAGGCAGGCCGTATGTGGCTCTGAGCGCCTTCTCACGGGCGCGCTGGGCGTAGACGTCCTCGATGTCGTGGCCGAGGTCCTCGGCAATGGCGGCATCGGTCATGACGCCGAGGCGGCACCAGATCTCATGGGCCTTGGCCATCTTGAGGTCGTCGGCCTGCGGCTTCGGTGCGCCCCGCCAGATGGCGCGGGACGCCGCCGAACGGTTGGCGAGGAAGCCATCAAGGCCGCCGGGGAACGGAATGCCCCCGCGGGCGATCTCCTCCTCGAGCCAGGCTTCGTAGACGGCAGTGCAGAGAGGTCCAAGGATATGCGCCCGGCGGTAGAGCGTGATCTGGAAAATCTCTCCGCTCGCCATGCGGACACTGGAATAGGTCGCGTTGGTGTAATCGGCCGTGGCGCTCTCATAGGTAAGGCCCATGCAGCGGGCGAGTTCGCGCAGCAGATGCGCCGCGAAGTCCCGGTAATCCGAATGCGGATGCTGGGCGCGATGAAGCTCCAGCTTCTGGCCTGGAAACAGATGCGCAATCCGGCCATTGATGCCGAGATTGATGGTGGCGTTGTCGTACCAGCCGGACTGCGCCTGGATATAGGCGTCCCACGGCGAGATGCCACTGGCGGAGAGACGGGCCTGCTCTTGTGGCGTCAAAAGACCGGCAAGCACTTCCTCGGTCGGCTCGTCCGAGGTGATGGAGGCCGCAAACACCGTCTGCAGGATTGCCGCCGTGAGTGTGGCATCCGACAGTTGATCGAACTGTCGGGCGACCTGCAGCGCCGGCGTCAGCGGCGAGATGCCCCTGACCTGCCCGGGCATGCCATCGAAGACGTGGATGACGCGCGCGCGCCCGAGGGCATCGCGGGCCGCAACCTCGTATTCCTGTGTGTAACCGTTCAGCAGATCCTTGCGCGTGGCCAGATAGGACACAGGGAAACCGTCAGTGTCCATGCGCACCCCCTGCACCATGCCGCGCAGATTGTCGTTGCGCCGAAGGATGCGATGCGACGGCACGAGCCGAACCTTGGTGCCATAGCGGCCTCCAGCGCGCTCGCGCCAAGGCAACTCCGCCCAGATTTCTCCGGTGGCGAACCATGACCGAAAGGCGGCCGCTTGTAGGAGCCCGAACGACCGCCGCCCTTCGATGTCGCACTCGTAGGGCTTCTCCGCCCACAGGCTCCAGCGCTGCTCGACCGTCTGGGCCCAGCTTTCCGCCTCAGCATTGCTCATGCCGAAGAGGTCATTCTCGGGCATAGCCTTGAGACGAAGCCCGGTGCCGACTGTATTGGCGACCGCCTGATCCAGGGCGCCTGCCATCCA